ACGCCATCAGTTACTAAATAGGGAACTGACATGGCCGAAAAAAGGACCTACGTAAAACGTATTATAGTTGGACGTCCGGTTAGATCTATTAACCAAGCGGCTTCTGGCGTTGTCTCCGGTACTGGAAGACAATATGGTGATATACTCATCAATAATGTTGCCACTAATTTATTTACGCCTGGACGACTTTTAGTAGATTCTGGGTTAAGTAAGACTTTTGACTCTAGTGCAAACACTATTTCAATAGGACTTGATTCTGCTGAAATAAAAAATATTATAGATTCGGATTATGTTAAATTTATAACAGGTCAAAGTCTTACACGAAACTTTGTTGATTCTGCATATGTTGAATTAAATTCATTAGATTCAGAAAGAACGCTTCAACTACTTGATTCTGAATTTGGCGCTTTAACAAATTCATTAGTTCCTTATTACGATAGCACATATGATCTAGGATCTCCTACTAAAAAATGGCGCAGATTATATCTTTCAGGCAATACAATTGTTCTTGGTGATTTAACACTTGGTGCTGAAGATGGAACGCTAGCAGTTAGAGATTCTTCCGGAACTATAGCTCCAGTAGATATATCTGGCAATACTACATCAGACCTTGCAGAAGGTACACGTCTCTATTATACAAGAAGCAGATTTGATTCTGCTCTTGGTGATGCAACTTCAACTCAAACTATTAGAAATTATTTCTCATTCTCAGATCAAGGTGGGGATGGAAGTTTCTCATATGATTCTTCGACTGGTGTATTTACGTATATAGGTCCTAGTGCTGCAGAAGTTAGAGCCCACATTAATGTAGTTGATACGGGTGGCGACGGATCGTTTACTTATGATTCCTCTTTAGGTAAATTAACATATACTGGTCCAAGTGCATCAGAAGTAAGAGCACATTTCCAAGCTATCGATGCTGGTGGAGATGGTTCATTTACATATGATTCAGCCACCGGAAACTTTACCTATACTGGTCCATCTGCTAGTGAAGTCAGAGCTCATATTAATGTAGTCGATGCTGGCGGTGATGGTTCGTTTACATATGACTCTGCACTTGGAAAACTAACATATACTGGACCAAGTGCAGCTGAAGTAAGAGCACACTTTTCTGCTGCTGGCGATTTAACATACAATTCTTCAACTGGTGAATTTAGTTTTGATGTTGAAAATGTATATACAGCGGCTAATTTTGATTCTGATTTAAGTGCAACAATAAGCGCGGCTGGCGGTCTTTCATATGACTCAGCTACTCATCAATTAACTATTGCAAATACTGGCGTTACCGCAGCAACATATGGTAGTACAACACAAATTCCAGTACTTACAATTAATACAAAAGGTCAAATAGATTCTGCCGGAACAGTTACAGTTGCTGGTGTTACAGGAACAACGTTTGATTCTGCGACCGGTAAAATAACTATCAATACTGCCGATGGTTCTTCATTTACAGCAACGGTTGGTGGATTCCAAAGATTACATATTGATTCGGCAAGTGCTACTAATATATCTGGTACTTCACTTAATTATGGTACTATAAATGCTACAACAGGTACAATAAGTACAGGTACAATAAGTCAACTTTCTACTGATTCTGCTCACATTGGTGTTATTGATAATAATACTTTAAGAACAAATTCTTTTGATGCGGATTCTGGTGTTATTGATAATATTTCTGGCATAAATATTAATTATGGCGAAGGCCATATTGGTCAATTTACATCTGACTCAGCAGAAATTGGCGAACTAAGAATTTCTGGTAATTTAACAGTTACGGGTGATACTGTGACTGTCGGCGCCTCAACATTGATTGTTGACGATCCACTTATTCACCTTGCCAATAATAACGAAGCGACAGATTTACTTGATATTGGTGTCATAGGTCACTATTATCGTGACGCTCAAAGAAGACATACTGGTCTCTTTAGAGATGCTACAAACCAGCAATATTATCTCTTCCATGAGATGATTGATTCTGCGTTTGATTCGACTCAACCTCCTTCAGTCATTAATAGAGCTGCAACCGGGTTTGCAAAAGCTGATCTTAATGTCGCAAATCTACTTGCGGATTCGGCTACATTAACTAATTTAACTGTTACTGGTATTAGTAATATATCAAGAACAGCAACGGTTGATTCTGGTACTTATGGATCTGCAACATTAATTCCACAAATTACAGTCAATACTTCTGGATTTATTGATAGTATTGGAACCGTTGCGGTTGCTAGCATATCATCTACTACATGGGATTCTTCAACTGGTGAATATACCATTAGTACTGCTGATGGTGGATCATTTAAAACTGCAATTCGCGGTTTTGGTGATAATGTATCACTAGCATTTGGTAATGAAAACGATGCTACTATTACACGTAATCCTACTAATCTTGTAATTAAAGACTCAAATGGTGGAATTTATCTTGAAGCACAAGACATTTATCTGTCATCAAAGAATAACGGTAATCCAATTTGGTTACAAGTTGGAGCAGATGACGGTGTAAAACTAAACGACTCTACCGGTAATTTAATTCTAAAAACTAGAAAATATGGTGTAGAATTAAATGGTAGTATCACTGGTGATTCAGCCGATTTTGATATAATTCGAATTGGTGGTAAAGTTATTCAATCACATATAGATTCTGCATATATCGAGCTAAACTCGCTTGATTCTGAAAGAACAATAGCGCTTATAGATTCATCATATGTTAATGCCCGAGTCCAAGATCTTACTGGTGATGAATTTACATTTACTTTAGTTGATAGTGGCGCAATTGCAGGACCAAGAATAGTACTTGATAGAAATAGTTCATCTCCTGCAGATTCAGATGCATTAGCAGATATCGAGTTTAGAGGTAGAAATAGTGCAGATTCTAGTATCCAATATGGTAAAATAGCAACATTTATTAATAGCGCAACTGCAAATTCTGAATTTGGTGAAATGCAATTCATCATTAAGCAATCTGGATTTGAACGCGTTAAAATGAAATTGAATTCTCAAGGTATAGTCCTTGATAATAATGAGTCAATAGTATTCTCTGATGATTCAAATAGTCAATTATTATCACCAGGAAATTATACATCTGATCATATTTTAACACTACCAGATTCAAGTGGTATTATTGCAACACGTGACCATGTATTTACACTTATAGATTCAGCTTATATTGGTGCACGACAAGGATCCACTGGATTTAGTCTTAATTTTGATGACAGTGTTGGAGAAACACTAGTAACATTATCAATTACACAAGCACCAACTATTGTAACTGGTGCACCAATTGGATTTGGTAATACAGTGACATTATTAAATAAAGATAGCGCAGAAGTGGTTATCTCTCTATAACATATAAATAACAAAAAAGGAAACTAAAGGAATTAAAAAATGGCAGATAGAATTCCACTAGTCATATCGGGATCATCGATTCGAGAGATCCCGTCAGCTGACAGACTTGACGTCCAAGGGGCGTTAGAAGTTAATGGACATATTACACCCGGAGCTGATTCGGCATACGATATTGGTACATCGTCTCTCAAATTTAGAGATATTTACCTATCATCGGGTACCGTACATTTAGGTGGTGTAAAACTTCGAGCTGATGGTAATAAATTATCGATTCAAGATAGTACTGGAGCTAATGCGGGTATTACAGCCGGCACTCTAGGAGAATTAAGTTCAGATGATTTAACCGAAGGTTCAACGAATCTTTTCACTACCGCGGCAAGAACGCGAAGTCACATTAATGTGGTTGATGCTGGTGGTGATGGTTCATTTGCCTACGATTCTGCCCTTGGTAAATTAACTTATACTGGTCCTTCAGCTTCTGAAGTAAGAGCACACATTACAGCAAATAAAGGTGTAAGTATTACATCAGGCGAAATTAATGTCGACTCTGATAATATAAAAGGAATATTTTCAGCCACAGATGCTGGAGGTGATGGATCATTTGCCTATAATAGTGGCACAGGAGTATTTACATATACTGGACCAAGTGCTTCTGAAGTGCGCGCACATGTTTCTGCAACTGATGCTGGCGGTGACGGATCATTTAGCTATAATTCTGGTACGGGTGCGTTCACATATACCGGACCTTCTGCCTCCGAAGTACGTGCACATTTTAGTGGTTCTAGTGGTGTAACATACAATAGTGGAACTGGAGCAATAACAATTGGTCAGGCTGTTGGAACAACAGACTCGGTAACTTTTGCTGGATTATACGCTTCAGGTAACGTTGTTGTCGGTGGTAACTTTACAGTTAATGGAACTACTACAACTGTTAATTCAACAAATAGTTTAGTTGCGGATCCTTTAATAGAATTAAATACTGGTGCGACTTCAAATGCTAACGATCTTGGTTTCATTATGGAACGTGGTTCAACTGGCAACAATGCTGCAATTATCTGGGACGAGTCAGAAGACAAGTTTAAAGTTGGTACAACTACGAATACTGGTGCAGATACCGGAAATCTTACAGTTACGACTGGTACAATGATTGCTAATATTGAAGGTAATGTGACTGGTAACGTAACCGGTAATGTAACCGGAAGCTCTGGATCAACAACTGGTAATGCGGCAACTGCTACCGCCTTACAAACAGGAAGAACAATTGGTTTAAGTGGTGATGTTACTGCAACAGGTGTAAGTTTTGACGGAACAGGTAATATTACTCTTACTACTGCTATGGCAAATAATAGTGTTGATTTAACAACACATACTACTGGTAATTATGTTCAACAAGGTGCTACATCTGGTAACGGTATCTCAGGTTCAGTTAACTCAGAAGGCGGAACATTTACTGTAACATCAAATGCTACAAATGCAAATACAGCAAGTACAATTGTATTTAGAGATGGTTCAGGTAACTTCAGCGCTGGTACTATTACCGCATCGTTAAGTGGTAATGCTTCAACTGCTACTGCATTGGCAACTGGTAGAACAATTTCTCTTACTGGAGATGCTACTGGAACATCTGGATCATTTAATGGTACAGGTAACGTAAGTATTACAGTTGCTTTAGCTGCAAATACAGTGTCTTCGACTGAATTAGTAAGTGCAAGTACACTATTACTTAAAAATACAGCTGGAACAACACTAAAAACTATTATTGGAGCAGGTAGTTAATGGCTAATCCTAACTCAAGAGATACTCTCATTGACTATTGTAAGCGACGACTCGGTGAACCTGTTATTGAGGTAAACGTCGATGAAGATCAACTTGAAGATAGAGTTGATGAAGCGATACAGTATTTTCAAGAATTTCATTCTGATGCTACTTATCGCGCATATGTGTCTCATGAGTTAACTGCTGATGATATTACAAATAAATATATTACAACCTCTTCTGAGGTTCATCATGTAACAAGAGTATTTCCTGTTATATCGAGTGCAAGTGCTTCAAAGAATCTATTTAATCTTCGCTATCAAATGCACTTGTCAGAATTAACTGATATGTCTCAGTTTGCAGGTGATATTGCTTATTATGAACAAATTCAACAATATTTGTCTTTACTCGATATGACATTAAATGGTCATACAATGACAGATTTTTCACGTAGACAGAATAGAATTTATTTATTTGGACATATTGAAGATTTAGACATTGTAGCAGGCGATTATATAGTTTATGAAGTGTACAATACTATTCAACCGAATACTCATACTTCGATCTATAATGACATGTGGTTGAAAGAATATACAACTGCACTAATTAAACAACAATGGGGAATGAATTTAATGAAATTTGAGGGCATGCAACTGCCCGGTGGAGTAATACTTAATGGTAGACAATTGTTTGATGATGCTCAAGGTGAAATTGAAGACCTTAGAGAAAGGATTAGACTCGAGCACGAATTACCAGCAGACTTTTTTATAGGATGACGGTATGGCCCGAAACTATTATATAAGGGATAATGTAAGATCTGAACAGAATCTCTACGAAGATATCGTAATTGAATCTCTCAAAATTTACGGACAAGATGTATATTATCTTCCGCGTGATACCGTATATGAGGATAAAATTTTTGGTGATGAAATTCCTGCACGATATAATTCAAGTTATAAAATAGAAATGTATATCGACAACATTGAAGGTTTCGATGGTGAGGGTGACTTATTTACTCGATTTGGTGTAGAAATTAGAGACGAATGTACATTTGTTGTATCAAGGCGTAGATGGAATCAAACTGTTGGTGGTGATAATGATATTAATAGTGAAAGGCCACGCGAAGGCGATTTAGTGTATTTACCACTTTCAAAATCTATGTTTCAAATAACTGCAGTAGAAGATGATCAACCATTTTTTCAATTATCTAATCTTCCTGTATTTAAATGCCGTGCACATTTATTTGAATATAATAGTGAAGATTTTGATACTGGTATTGAAGAAATTCAAGATATCGAAGAAAACTATGGATACACATATCTGTTGAAGATTTTAGGTGCAGATATTAATAATAGAAAACCTATATATCCAGGTACAATAATAACCCAGAACCAAAGTGGTGTATTAGTAACAGCTGAGGTTGCTAAATACTCAGATTCAGATGGAACAATTCATGCTGTGAACCTATCTTCATCTGATGCAACATATAAACAATTTCAAGCAGATAGCTCGATTACAGTTGACTCAGCAAGTAATATACACACAATTCAAACGGTAACTGAATTAAATAAACTTTCAGAAGACGAACAAAACACAGATTTTGGATCATTTGGCGATGATTTCCTAGATTTTAGTGAATCAAATCCATTTGGAGATCCATCGGGGAATGACTAATGAGTGATGATTTTTTTGATTTTGGCTTTACAGCTGTCGACGAAAATGAATTAGAAGCAGTTCAAAAAATTGCTTCAAAGGCAGAAACTCTTGGTGCTTCAGCAATGAATACTCAAGAAAAGATAGATAAATTATATAATGCAATAATACCGTTATTAAATAACTTAAAGAAAAATCCAGAAAAGGAATATATTCTCTGGCCGGATCGATTAAATAAAGTAGAACAATTCGAAACGCATTTACAGAAAATATATAATAGCTAATGTTTGGTGGACACTTTTATCACGAGAAGACTAGAAAAGCAGTTGCTATATTTGGCAAACTGTTTAATAATCTATATGTAATTCGTAAAAATCAAACTACTGGTGCATCTACTTCTCAGGTAAAAGTCCCATTAGCATATGCTCCAAAAGCAAAATACTTAAGCCGTATTAAAGAAAATCCTGACTTAGCATCAAATGATGGAGTAGCGATTAAATTACCACGTATGTCATTTGAGATTACTTCATTGACATATGATAATACTAGACAAGTATCGAAAGTAAATAATTTTACACGATATGGAACTAATGACAATAATAGAAATAAATTTTATACGGCAGTTCCATATAATATTACATTTCAATTAAATATATACACAAAAACTCAAGATGATGCTCTTCAACTTGTTGAGCAAATTTTACCTACATTTAATCCACAATACTCAATAACACTTAAACCCTTTGCTGATTATCCTGATATTTTAGAAGATATCCCAATTACAATAAGTGGAGTATCATTTCAAGATGATTTTGAAGGCGAATTAGGTGCCCGTAGAACTATTATTTACACTATGGATTTTGAAATGAAAGTATCGTATTATAGTGGTATTAGCACTGGTCCAATTGTTCGTGATGTTAGAGCTAAAATTTTTGATATTGGTGCAGGATTAAGTGATTCTGATATTAGACTAAAAACGATTCAGGTAATTCCTGATCCTACAACATTAAATATTTTAGGTGATTCAGATTTTGGATTTACAAGGATAGATTATGCCGCAGACTCCGACGCTTCGTGATAGCGATAAAGCCGCAAATGATTATGATTATTCGCGCGAAACATATTATGAATTAATTGAAAAAGGCAAAGATGCTTTAGAAAATATGATTGAAGTTGCTAGAGAATCTGAGCATCCTCGAGCATATGAAGTTTTATCTGGTATGATAAAAAATATATCCGATGTAAACGACCGCTTAATGATATTAAATAAAGGTAAAAAAGAACTTGAGAAAAAGAATGAAACAACCGAAGTAAATAATACACAAAATAATTTCTACTTAGGTTCAACTGCAGACGTACAACGTTTGCTAAAAGGCGATTTAATAGATGTCACACGAACAAGCGGTGAAAGCGAGAGCGACTCGGGAGACGTATCTAGGTAATCCTAATGTAAAGCGCGATGGTGTTGCTGAACAATGGACCCAAGAATCGATTCTTGAATATAAGAAATGTATGGATACTCCTATATATTTCGCTGAAAAATATGTAAAGGTTATTTCGCTTGATGAGGGTTTAGTACCGTTTAATCTATATCCTTATCAAAAAGAAATGTTTGAAAGATTCAATGAGCATAGGTTTAATATTATATTGGCTTGCAGACAGTCAGGTAAATCCATATCGGTTTGCGCCTACTTGCTCTGGTATGCGCTGTTTCATCCGGAAAAGACTGTGGCCATACTCGCTAACAAAGCGTCAACCGCAAGAGAAATGCTCTCTCGAATCACGCTTATGCTTGAAAACTTACCGTTCTTTTTACAAGCCGGAACTAAAGCTCTTAACAAAGGTTCACTTGAGTTTGGTAATAATTCTCGAATTATTACTGCTGCAACCACTGGTTCTTCTATCCGTGGTCTTAGTATCAATTTGCTTTATCTCGATGAGTTTGCATTCGTAGAAAAAGCCGCAGAATTTTACACTTCTACATATCCTGTTGTATCTGCTGGTAAAGATACCAAAGTCATTGTTACATCTACAGCAAATGGTATTGGTAATATGTTTTATAAGATTTGGGAAGGTGCGGTGCAATCAGTTAATGAATTTACTCCATTTAGAGTAGATTGGTGGGATGTTCCAGGCCGTGATGAGGAATGGAAACAACAAACAATTAATAATACATCAAAGCTACAATTCGATCAAGAATTTGGTAATACGTTTTTCGGTACAGGCGATACATTAATTAGTGCCGAAGCTCTTATGGAGCTAAGAGCCAAACAACCTAAAAGACATATTGAACAAGGTGATGGTTTTATATACTCAGATCCAGAAAAAGGTAAAGAGTATATTATGTGTGTAGATGTTGGAAAGGGAAGAGGACAGGACTATTCTACATTTACTTTAATCGATATTAGCGTAAAACCATTTGAACAGGTAGCTGTTTATCGTAACAATACTATCTCTCCACTACTCTTCCCTTCTATTATATATAAGTATGCGAAATTGTATAATAATGCATATGTTATTGTTGAGTCGAATGATCAAGGATCCCTAGTAGCAAATGGTTTATATCAAGAACTTGAATATGATAATGTGCATATGGAATCTGCAGTAAAGGCAAATGCTATCGGTCAGGCTATGACTCGTAGAGTTAAAAGATTAGGTTGTTCTGGCTTAAAAGATCTTATTGAAACAAATAAACTTAAAATTTATGATGAACAAACTATTCTCGAAATATCTACATTTGTTGCAAAAGGTAATTCATATGAAGCATCAGAAGGTAATAATGATGATTTAATTATGAATCTAGTTATGTTTGGTTATTTTGCTCAGACTCAATTTTTTAATGACATGACCGATATTAATCTAAAAGAAATGCTATTTAAACAAAGGATGGCTGAAATTGAAGCTGATATTGTTCCATTTGGTGGGTAGATGATGGATCTGATTGGATCAAATCAATTGAAGAAGAGGAAGTGGTGAGAGCGGCTAATGAACCTGAATCTCCTGATTGGCTTATCGATATGGAACAGTCCGAGCGCTGGTAATGGAATTTTAAAATATTATAAATACTATTGAAATTGAAAATAATCGTATCATGCATCATATAAATAATCCAATGAGGTAAACCAATGGCACTTTTTGCACCATCTCAAAGTCCTGCAGTCATAGTTAAAGAGGTAGATCTAACAGGCGGAGTGCCTAATGTTCAAACCTCGACAGGTATGTATGTAGGTAAATTTATGTGGGGTCCTGCGGATGAAAGAAGATTAATCGCTAATGAAGAAGAACTATCAGAAACATTTGGCGCACCTAATAATTCTCATTCTGTAGACTACCACGACGCTGCGTATTTTTTACGCTATTCAAACACTTTGCAAATATCACGTATTGTTGATTCAACTGCTAATAATGCTGTTTCAACAACAGGACAGACATCTGCATATGCAGTTGGAACATATACTCTTCCGACTGTTAAAAATAACGAAAATTTTTTAGTACAGCAAGCCGCTTTAGATTCAGACGGACATACCTTTATCGGTAGATTTCCTGGATCGCTAGCTAATTCACTTCGTGTATCAATCTGTCCACCATCACTTAACGATTCTGCTTTTGATGGTTGGACTTATAAATCATCATTCGACGCCGCACCGAGTACATCAACATTTGCATCAAATAATGATGGTACAAATGATGAGGTTCACGTAGCAATTGTCGATGTAAATGGTGAATTTTCAGGAACAAAAGGTACAGTCCTTGAGACTTATCCTTATCTTTCTGTTGCAACCAACGCGGTAAATGCTGATGACGGAGGAAACATTTACGTAAAAGATGTAATTAATACTAATTCAAAGTATGTACATTTTGTAGATTTTGACTCTAATTTTACAAATTTCGGTAATGCCGGTACTGCAATCACTCCAGGCACTACTAAAGATTTCCTAGGAACTGCGGTTCAAACTTCTGCAGTTGTTAACTTTGCTTTTGATTCAGGTGTAGATACTGGTACACTATCAACTGCCGATTATTTACTTGGTTTCGATCTTTTTGAAGATAAAGACATTGTCGAAATCGACTTTATGATCGCTCCAGGAATGAGTGCTAGAGCTGATCAAACTACAGTTGTTAATGACTTGATTGCAATTGCAGCCTCACGTAAAGACTGTGTAGTTGTATCTGGTCCAGCTAGAACTGATATAGTAAATGTAAATGGTGATGCTACTATTACAACAAATGTTGTTACTACTGCTGAAACATTTACAAGGTCAAGTTACAATATTGTAGCTGGTAACTATTTAAAAGTTTATGACAAATATAATGATAAGTTCATAGACATTCCTGCATCATCTTCACTTGCAGGTCTTATGGCTGAAACTGATAGAGTTGCTGCACCATGGTTCTCGCCTGCAGGTACAAGACGAGGTCAATTACTTGGTGTAACATCACTAAATTATAATCCAAATAAAACACGTAGAGATACATTATATAAATCTGGAATTAATCCAATTGTTAATCTTCCAGGTCAAGGTATCTTATTATTCGGTGATAAAACTGGTCTTTCTAGACCTTCCGCGTTCGATCGTATTAATGTACGAAGATTGTTCCTTACTCTTGAGAGAGCAATTGAAAGAGCCGCTAAAAACGTTCTCTTTGAATTCAATGATGAATTCACAAGAGCTGAGTTCGTAAATATTATCGAGCCAGTACTTAGAGATGTTAAAGGCCGACGTGGTATTACAGACTTCAGAGTTATTGCGGATGAAACCGTTAATACTGCAGAAGTTGTAGATAGAAATGAGTTTATTGCTAATATTCTTATTAAGCCTGCTCGCTCTATTAATTTTATCACACTTAACTTTGTCGCTGTCAGAACCGGTGTTTCCTTTGAGGAAATTGCTGGTCAGGCATTCTAATCTAGGGAGGATAAACTATGGCACTTGGTAGTGTAGACGAATTTAAGGCTAGGCTTACTGGTGGTGGTGCACGTGGTAATCTATTCCAGATTACACTTGCAAATCCGCGAGGAGGTTTAGGCGTAAATCTTGACATCGATTTCGCATCATTTATGTGCGAAAGCGGTCAACTTCCGGCTTCAACTGTAAATACTATCGAAATTCCATTTCGTGGTAGACAGTTAAAGATTGCTGGAGACAGAGTATTTGAACCGTGGACAGTATCTGTAATCAATGATACAGGGTTCAAAATTAGAGACGAAATGGAAAGATGGATGAATGCGATTGCTAACCATGCAGATGCTGGCGGTACTCAAAATCCAGAACTTTATTTTGCAGATCTATCGGTTCAGCAATTTGATCGTGACGAAAGAGTTATTAAGACTTATACGTTCAAAGATGCATGGCCTTCATCAGTATCTGCAATAGAACTTTCTTATGCTGATGCCGAAGTCGAAAGATTTCAAATAGAGTGGCAATATCAGTATTGGACTTCAAATACTACTGATCAATAAAACTGATATATAGAAGGAGAGCAGGAAAACTGCTCTCCTCTCATATTATAAGGAATTTTAATGGCAGACGACGGATTCAAACTATTTGGTTTTGAAATAAAACGTGCAAAGAACGAAGATCCAAATAAGGCACCTTCGATCGTACCCGCGCGCGATGAAGATGGTGCTGGTTATATTACTGCATCTGGATCCCATTACGGTCAATATATTAATTTAGATGGTAATCAAGCTAAAGATAACCATGAATTAATTATGAAATATCGTGGTGTTGCTATGCATCCAGAAGTTGATGCAGCTATTGAAGATATTGTTAATGAGGCAATTACTGGTGGTGAAGAGCCAGTGAATTTGAGACTTGATAATCTTAAAGTTTCAGCTTCAATTAAAAAACAGATTAGAGAAGAGTTTGATAACATAGCAAATATGTTGAATTTTAATGAACTCGGACACGATATTTTTAGAAGATGGTATGTAGATGGTAGAGTATATCACCATCTTGTAGTTGAAGAAAATAATTTATCTGCAGGTATTAAAGATATTAGGCCTATTGATTCAGCAAGAATTCGTAAAGTAAAGGAAATCAAAAAGAAAAAAGATCCAAAAACTGGTGCGGATATTATTAGTAAGGTAGACGAATATTTCATTTATCAAGAAAAACCAGGGATTCAATCTCAAGGCGTTAAACTTAGCCTTGATTCAGTTAATTATATTACCTCTGGTTTGCTAGACGAAAAAAGACAGAAAGTTTTGTCGTATCTCCATAAAGCATTAAAACCCATCAATCAGTTAAGAATGATGGAAGACTCTTTGGTCATTTATCGTTTAGCAAGAGCACCAGAACGTAGAATCTTTTATATTGATGTTGGTAACCTACCTCGTAGTAAAGCTGAACAATATATGAAAGATATTATGACGAGATATCGTAATAAACTTGTTTATGATCAAAGTACTGGTGAAATTAAAGACGATAGAAAACATCAGTCACTTCTTGAAGACTTCTGGTTGCCAAGACGTGAGGGCGGTAAGGGTACAGAAATTAGTACATTGCCTGGCGGTGAAAACCTAGGACAAATCGAAGATATTTTTTACTTTCAAAAGAAAGTTTATCGTGCATTAAATGTACCATTAAATAGATTAGAACAAGAACAACAGTATTCTCTCGGAAGAGCAACAGAAATCAATCGTGATGAAATTAAGTTTCAAAAATATATCGATAGATTAAGAACAAGATTTAGTTACTTATTCTTAGGTATTTTAAAAACTCAATTGGTGTTAAAAGGTATTATTACTGAAGACGATTGGACAAGTATGAGAAATCATATTATTGTTGATTTCGCAAGAGACAACTATTTTACAGAATTAAAAGAATCTGAAATTTTAAGAGAAAGAATTCAAACACTAGATATGGTAAGTGGATACGTAGGTGAGTATTTCTCTAAAGAATGGGTAATGCAAAATGTACTTCATATGACATCAGATGAAGTCGAAAGAATGGAAAAGGATGCGGCAGACGATCAACCGTTTGATAAAGAAAATCCGAATCCGGAACCGCAGCAAGACCCAAATGATGACTTAAAAACAGGAGATGATAATGAGTGATAATGTTGAAACGGAAAATTCTTTCGCCGATTTGGTCGATGCCGCTTTAGCTAAAGATTATAATAAAGCAAATGAGATTTTTGGTGCAGCAATTTCAGCTAAACAGAATGATGTTTTAGACCAAGAAAGAATCAAAGTTGCTGGTCAAATTTTTAACGGAGTAGAAGATGAAGAAGAAGTGGAAGATTCTGAAGATCTGGCTGATGGTGATGGCAATCAAGAAGACATTGATTTGGATGACGATAGCGAAGATACTGAAGAAGATAATTCCTCTGAAGTGGAAAAATAAAAACATATAAATATAATATGTAAAGTAATAAAAGGTTTGTGCAATGAAACTTATTTCAGAATTTGTAGATCACCAAATAGGCTACAATATTATTACCGAAGAAAAAACCGGTAAAAAAAAGTATGTTATTGAAGGCGTATTTGCACAAGCAGATATGAAGAATCGTAATGGTCGAATATATCCGAAAGGGATCATGGAAAAAGCTATCGGCAATTATGTCGAAAAGCAAGTATCCAAAGGTCGCGCGGTTGGTGAATTAAATCACCCTGAAGGTCCGACTGTTAATTTAGATAAAGTTTCTCATAAGATCGAATCTCTTCAATTTGAAGGAAACGATGTTATGGGCAAAGCCACAGTATTAGATACTCCAATGGGTAATATTGTTAAAGGTTTACTCGATGGTGGTGTTCAACTGGGCGTTTCGACTCGTGGTATGGGAAGTTTGCAGCAACAAGCTGGCGCAATGGTCGTCAAAGACGACTTTATGCTTAACGCGATTGATATCGTGCAAGATCCATCTGCACCAAGTGCTTTTGTTAATGGAGTTATGGAAGGTGTTGACTGGGTTTGGGATAACGGCATCTTGTCCGCTCAAACAATTGAAAAAATGGAGACTGAAATTAAAAAAGCTCCACGAAAAGATCTCTATGAGGTACAGGTTCGTGAGTTCAAGAATTTCCTCTCGTTACTCAAAAATTAGTAAAAGGGAGTCAATAAAATGACTGATGAAAATCAAGATGTTGAACTCCATGATGAGACCGATGAGGAAATCATGGAAATGAAACAAGGAAAAAAGAAAGTCATGGCTGCAAAGCAAAATGACCAAGAAGTGGAAGAGCAAGCCGATGATGATGACTCAATTCCAATAACTACAAAACCTGCACCAAAGCGTACAGGCGATCAGGGCACTCAAG